GCAATGAATACACTCTTGATACTGATTTCTATAAGCTTGTGGGTGTTGACCACGATTACAATGGAAATTGGGTTGAAATACGTTCATTCAATTTTAATGAGCGTAACAAGAGGAATTCTGCGCCCACAGCTTATGGTTATCACCCTATTTTAAGATATCGTCTCATTGGGGATAAGTTACGGTTTATCCCGACGGATCAGGCTACAGGGGATTTCCGTTACTGGTATATTCCTAAGCCTAATGTTCCGGTTGATGATACTGATACGATTGAAGGTTATAACGGGTGGGATCAATATATTGTGCTCGATGCTGCAATCAAATGTCTAGTCAAAGAAGAGACGGACGTTACAGAGCTTATGCAGGAAAGAGCGCAGGCTGAGCAGGATATTTTGATCAATGCTCAAACTAGAGACGAAGGCGACACAGAGACCGTTGAGGATGTTTCGAGTTATTATGATAACTCCGATGGAGATGTTTACTGGTGATTTCTCAATTTAGAAAAATCCGGTCTACCATAAGCGATATCCAAAGGGTTCAGGATGCTGTCGCAGTCGTCTTTAATTCGATTTTAAAAAAGCAGATTTTGGACGGTCGGCTCATAAAAGATAAATTTTTGGATAGCTCTGAAAATCCTATTTCCATAGACCACGGACTAGGCAAAGCCCCTAGAGGGTGGGTCATTGTAAAGCAGGATGCAGACGCAAATGTTTACGAGTCTACCAGCTCGACACCGAACGCTACATTGGAGCTAAATGCGACGGCTGATGTCACGGTCAGTCTATGGGTTTTTTAGGAGGCTAATAGAATGGCTGTTACGGATAAAATGTTGTTAGACTTGCCCACGGTAAGTTCGACTTTAGGCCCAGAATGGGCAACCATGCTCAATACCTTGCTTGAGTTGGTGGATGAGCACGACCACAGCTCTGATAAAGGCGCTCAAGTTACTCCTGCCGGTATATTGATAAATGCAGCTTTGGATTATGTAAACAATCAGATTCAAAATGCTGCAAGTGTTGGGATGCAAGATAAGTCTGCAGCTGACACAAGCCATTTAGGTTCATTGCAAAGAATCGGCGGTAATCTTTGGTGGGTTACTCCTGCAGGGGCTTCGGTGCAGCTAACCAATGGATCTAGTGTTGTAAGCTCTGGCTCAGGCGCTTTGAGTACTTCAACCCCTAGCTCCTGGCCTCATACAGTAACCACAAGCGAAACAGCTACCGTCTTACTTATTGATTGCAGCTCAGCAAGAACAATTAATCTTCCAGCTGCTAGCAATGCAATGTATGTGTATTTAAAGGATTCTACAAGTCAGTGTCAGACCAACAATATGACAGTGGTTCCTGATGGTTCAGATTTGATTGATGGGAATAATGCTAACTACACCGTGGATTGGAATGATGCTTTCATAGGCTTCATCTCAGACGGTGTTTCATCTTGGTACATAATGTAATGGCAGGACTACCTAGACAAGCAGTCTCTATCAATTTAGCTGGTGGTATTGATACCAAGTCAGATAAAAAGCACGTTATACCAGGGAGTTTGGTTAAGCTAGAAAACGGTGTTTATCGTAAAAATAGAAGTATTACAAAGTCTAGCGGTTATGATGAAGTTGAAAATAAAAATGTTTCGGATGTTACTTTGGGTTCTCCATCAGGTCTCGAAGTCTTCAACGATGAGCTCATTCAATATAATAACCAAAGTGTATACTCTTATTCCGAGGGAATCGGAAAATGGGTCGACAAGGGCGAAGCAGTATCAGCGATCATCAAGTCAAAACAAATTGTTAAGAACACGGCTAGTCAGACACAGACAGATTGTGCAATAGTCAACGGAATTGGCTTGTATGCCTGGGAGGATTCTAGGGGAGGCGTAAGAGCTTCTGTCATTGATGAAGAAACGGGGGCAGCTCTTTTGTCCGATGTTTCTATTGATGCTAGTGCTTCTCGGGTTAAGTGTGTTGCGTTTGGTAATCATTTATTTCTCTATTACTACAAGTCAGGTTCCTTGTATGTTCAGAGATTAAACCCGCTTAGGCCAACAAACTTCGATGGAGCTGTCGAGGTTAACGATAATGTAAACACCACTAATCCAAACTATGATGTCTATCCTTACCAAGACATTAGAATGCTTACCATTGCGAATGCTGAAGCGGTTGCGGAGGTCACGTCAATTACGGCTGTCGCTGATGTTTCTGATTCTCTTGATGGTAAAACTTTCATCCTTTACGACCAGTCGGGATCTGTCGCTTTTTGGATCGACGTGGATGATTCGGGGACGACGATACCAGCAGAAGCTTCCGCTGCAGATAGGGCCGTGGAAATAACAACCATTGTCACTGACGATGACGCAGCGACTGTGGGTGGAAAGCTACGAACTGCAGTAGGCGCAGATGCTCAATTCTCAACGTCTGGGAGTGGTGCAGAATGTATAGCTACAGACGCGAATACAGGCTACCGTTCGGATGGAGAAGCTTCCACATCAGGATTTACCCTATCTACCACTACACAGGGAGTCGGGAATGGTATCAGGCTTGTATGGCTAGACGAAACCCCGACGGTTCAGACTGGAGCATTGGCAGCTAGTTACATTCAAGAAGCTGGTTCTGGTTGCGTGACGATTGTTGAAGGCCCAAGCCAGACTTTTTATATCGGGTTCCATGATGGCTCTGATGTTAAATGTGGAATTTATAACAACGGTGGCGTTCAGTTGTATGCGCCATTTAGTTTGGAAACCATAGGTTCTATCCGTAATATCACAGGCTATAAGGTAAACGACGATGACGGAGTTCAATTCCTCTACGAAGTCGACGCAGCCCAAGATTACAACCACTATATCAAAGAATGCAAAGCCAACGACGATGGATCAGCAGGAACAGCGTCTGAATTCGCTCGTTCAGTTGGCTTGTACTCCAAGGCTTTTAGCTATACCGACAGCGCCGGGAATCGTAACAGCTATGTTGGAGTCGCCCATGGCTCTACATTACAGTCAACATATTTTGTCATTCGAGATGACGGGCTCATCGTTGGAAAACAGCAGTACACCAACGGAGGAGGCATTACCACTAGGACTCTATTAGCCACGGTAAATGCTTACACATCAGAAAATTTTGTCTGGGCCATTTTAAAGAAAATTCGAATTGTCAGTGAGAACGCTACGATATTTACCCCGTTAGGGGTTATGCGTACTTCAATGGATTTTTCATCCGGTGATATATTCACAGCAAAACAACTTGGTAACAACCTACTAATCGTAGGTGGTGTTCTTTCCATGTATGACGGGGAATCCGTTGTTGAGCATGGGTTTCATCTATATCCAGAAAACGGGACCGCAACCCCAGCAACTTCTGGAGGGTCTTTAGCGGATGGAAGTTATCAAGTTTATCTTGTTTATGAATGGACAGACAACTACGGACAGATCCATAGATCAGAGCCTAGTGTTGCTATTACTGCTACTGTTAGTGGTGGTGGGGGTAGTGGTAAGATAACCGTTGTGTCTCCATCTTTAAGACTGACAAGGAAAGATGGTACAAACAGATCCAATGTTTCAATTGTTGGATACGTAACAGAATTAAACGGATCTACAGCATACAGATTCACTAGTGTAAGCAGCCCGACCTACAACGATGTTACAGCGGATACGGTTTCCCTTGGTGAGATTACTGACGTTTCGTCAATAACATCAAACGAAATACTTTATACCACTGGTGATATTCTTCCTAACTATCCGGCTCCTGCATGTTCTGTTATCGAAGTTTTCAAGAATAGAGTCTTTCTTGGTGGCTTAGAGGAAGATAATTTAATTAGATTTTCCAAAGAGAATAAGGCTGAGGCTCCTGTTGAGTTTGCTTTTGATTTTAGAAAAAGCATCGAGTCAGCTAGGGGAGATGTTAAAGCCTTTGGTGTGATTGATGACAAGATTTGTATCTTCAAAGGTGATCGGTACTACAATACCTATGGTGACGGACCAAACGATACAGACACACTAGGTGGCTTTGCTGAAATTGAGGCTGTCACGGGGGATATGGGCGCACAAGATCCTCGAAGTGTTGCACCTTTACCACAGGGGATTATTCTTAAGAGCAAGAAGGGTTATTACTCCGTCGATGCTGCTTTGAATCCATTTTATATCGGAGCTCCAGCAGAGGATTACAATTCCCTGTCTGTAACTTCTGCAAATCTTTTAAGCGATCTGAACGAGGTAAGGTTTACCACTTCAGATGGCGATATGCTCATCTACAACTATTATTTTAATAAGTGGTCTACTGCTACAGGGTTAAAAGCCAAGGATGCTGTTTTATGGCGAGACAGTTACGTTTTGCTTAAGACGGATGGTAAAATATTAAAACAGAACACATCCAAATGGAAAAATGACCTAGACAGTTACAAGATGTCTCTCGAAAGCGGCTGGATGACATTCGGCAATATAGCTTCTTTCAAGAGAGTTTATGAGCTGATGGTCTTTGGTGATTTTAAAAGCACTCACAAGCTTAGAGTTTACGTCGGTTATGACTATTCCTCAGCTTGGGAGCACTTCGCTGTTTATGATCCTGTGACCAATTTTCCAATAGAAGTTTACGGCCAGGATTCACCCTACGGAGAGACAGACACTAGGTACGGTGGAAAGACTGATGCTTACATGGTCCGCGTTAAGATGAAAAAGCAGAAATGTTCTGCGTTTAGGTTTAGAATCGAAGAGCTTGTTACAACGGCGACCGAAGGCACTCAAGAATCTCTGACGATTTCAGATATCGGTGTTTTGATTGGTGGCAAACAAGGTCAAAACAAAGTAGGCGCAAATAGAACGATGGGGCCTAAGTAGGAGGAAGTATGGGCTGGGGTGGAATTAAAATAAGCAATCCGGTTAAGCTGGAATCCCCTAAAGCGGCTTTTGAATCT